CTGGACTACCCAATTCTTTCCAACATTCGATGAATTGCTCATCAGTAGCAAGGTAATTAGACATAAGACTCCCTAAGTGAGTAAGCGAATCTTAACTGAATTTAATTAATAATCAATGACATATTTGTAACCCCTATGCTAATATGACATTGTCAGATAGGGTACAACTGTCCTTGTATGCCACAAATAGTCAAAAGCTATTTCCTATCTGACACCCATTAGTGAAGATTATGAGTAAAAACAAGGTAGGTAGACCATCCGATTATTCATTAGAGTTAGCAATCAAAATCTGCGAAAGAATTGCTAATGGAGATGGTTTAGTCAAAATTTGTCGAGATGACGAATCCATGCCCCATAGAAGTACAGTCATGTCATGGTTGTTTAAGCATAAAGAATTTGCAGACATATACGCACAGGCGAGAGAACATCAAGCCGACTTCTATTTTGAGGAAATATTAGAAATCGCTGATGGATCAGAAGCCGATGAACTATTAGATAAGAATGGCAATCCTACTGGTAAAGCCAATCATGAGAACATTAATCGCAGCCGACTCAGAGTTGATGCGAGAAAATGGATTGTGGCAAGATTAGCTCCTCGCAAGTATGGCGATCAAGTTCAATTTGATGCCGAGAATAACAATTGGACAGTTAATGGCATCCCAGTCAAAACAAAGTAAAGAACCCATAAACCTACCCCCTTTTCATCAGGGACAACAAGAAGCCTACAATGCTTCCACTCGATTCTTTGTAGTGCGCTGCGGTAGACGATGGGGCAAAACTGCAATGATGCAGAATATTGCTTGTGCAGCAGCAGCCCAAGGCGAGAAGATAGGCTGGTTTGCTCCAGACTACAAAATCCAATCGGAAGCCTTTCGAGAGATTACCGACCTATTATCCCCAATGATTAAGCAAGCATCCAAGATTGATGGGATTATTCAAACTTATACTGGTGGGCGCATAGACTTCTGGACTCTGGAGAATGAAAGGGCTGGTCGATCCAGAAAGTACCATAAAGCCTTTATTGACGAAGCAGCCTTTACCAAGCCGAATATGCCAAAGGTCTGGCAAACTGCGATTAAACCAGCATTACTAGACTATCAAGGCAGTTGTCTAGTAGCTTCCACTCCTAATGGCATAGATAGCGATAATTTCTTTTGGCAGATATGCAATCAACCTGAACATGGCTTTACTGAGTATCATGCCCCTACTTTTACTAATCCATTCTTGCCAGCCGAAGAACTCGAAAAGCTGGAGAGAGAAAATCACCCATTAGTCTTTAAGCAAGAATATTTAGCTGAGTTCGTGGATTGGGCTGGTGAAGCCTTTTTTAGTGTCGATAAAATGCTGGTTGAGGGTAAGCCAGTTGCTTATCCTACTAAATGCGATGGTGTCTATGCAGTCATTGATACCGCAGTTAAAGGTGGAAAAGAAAATGATGGTACTGCGATTGTCTATGTGGCTGTCGATAAGTACACCCAGAACCCATACAACCTGATTATCCTTGATTGGGATATTGTGCAGATTGATGGCGCAATGCTAGAAAATTGGATGCCAAGTGTATTTGCCAGATTAGAAGAACTCGCCAGATTAACCAATGCAAGGTCTGGAGTTGTCGGAACATTCATTGAAGATGCTGCTGCTGGTTCGATTCTCATACAACAAGGTCGCAGCAGAGGATGGAATACTCATGCGATTGACTCTGGGCTGACTTCAGTTGGCAAAGATGAAAGAGCTATTTCTGTATCAGGTTACTTTCATCAAGGACTCATAAAGATTAGCGAATATGCTTTTGATAAAACTATGACATTCAAAAATGCAAGTCGTAATCATCTATTATCTCAAGTTACCAGTTTCAGAATTGGCGATAAAGAAGCCTACAAAAGAGCAGATGACTTATTAGATGCTTTCGTTTATAGTCTAGCCATTGGTGTTGGCGATAAATATGGCTACTAAGGAATAACTATGTCTGATGTAATGATTAATAATACATATCTTGGCGGTGAGTTGATGAGCCTTTTAAGTGCTGACAACATTCAGCCAGGTTCGCAAGCAGGATATGAGTTATGCAAACAAATCTGGACATATCATCCTCTCGGTGGAAAATTAGTTGAAAAGCCTGTAAAACTTGCGCTATCTAAGCCAAGAACTATTACAATAGATTCTCAACCTAAAGAAATGTTGGCTGAAGCATTTAACAAGGAATGGGAAAAACTCGGTGCTACTAATCATATTCGTGATGTTATGTTTATTAATCGCACCTATGGTGCTGCTGGCATTGTTGTGGGGGCTGATAAGATTCCTACTACTGATCCCATTGACCCTTGGAATCTTCCTTATCTTAATCTTTATTTTAATCAGTTAGACCCACTCAATATGGCTGGTTCGATTGTGACGAATCAGAACCCCAATGCGCCTGACTTCCAGAAACCTCTTGCATATACTACTGCTGCTGGTCAGCCCTATCATCCTAGTCGTAGTGTCGTTGTTTTTAATGGCACTCCTGTATATCTGCAATTTCAGTCTAGTGCCTTCGGTTTTACAGGTAGGTCAGTCTTTCAAAGGGCTTTATATCCACTAAAGTCTTTTATTCAATCTATGATTACCGATGACTTGGTGACATTCAAGTCTGGCTTAATCATTGCGAAACAAAAACCTGCTGGCTCGATTGTCAATCGTTTAATGCAAAATGCTGCTGGTATCAAGCGAACCTACTTGCAAGAAGGCGGTACTGGTAATGTGCTCTCCATAGATATTGATGAAGAAATCAACTCCATTGATTTGACCAATACCGCAACATCTATGACAACTGCCAGAGATAACATCATTGCCAATATCGCTGCTGCTTCTGATGTTCCTGCTTTGCTCCTTAAAGATGAAGCCTTTACTCAGGGATTTGGCGAAGGTAGTGAAGATGCAAAAGCGATTGTGCAATACATTGATGGCATCCGAGTTGATATGGAAAGCCTATTTGCTTTCTTTGACAAGATCGTTATGCACCGAGCATGGAATAAAGAATTCTATGAAGCGGTGAAGAAAGCCTATCCAGAGATTTATCGCAAGATGTCTTATGAGCAAGCCTTCTATAGCTGGCAAAACAACTTCAAAGCTGAGTGGGAATCACTCATGGAAGAACCACCTAGCGAAAAAGTAAAGGTGGAAGATATTAAACTCAAAGGTATTACTGAGTTGCTTCGCACAATGTTGCCAGTTGTTGATCCACAAAATAGGGCAAATTTAATTCAATGGGCTACTGACAATATCAATGAAATGCCAGATATGTTTCAGAGCAGCCTACAAATTGATGCTGATGCTATTGCCGAATATGAAATTCCAGAAGCGGAACTTAAAAACTTACCAAGGCTGGATGCTTACTTTGCAAGGGGAGATTGGGCTAATCCCATCCCAAAGGCTGATGCTTTCCTAGAATCCGATCACCCCAGAGATTCCGATGGAAAGTTTACTTCTATAGCTGGTGGTAATGTTGCAACTGAACCAATGGGTAGACAGACCGCAGCGATTACTGCACCAGCAGCTAAGACTGCGCTGATCGAAAAACCGCAAGCACCTACAGCACAAGCTAAGAAACCAGAAGCACCGAAAGCGAATCGTGCTAAAGAGCACCTGGCTGGTAAGCTGCAACAAGCTGATGTTGAAAGACTGCCAAAAGATAAACAAAAAATCTTTACCGAAATGTATGAGAAGGCAGCAGCCAACAAAGATCATTTTGACAAAACCAATAGTCAAATAGCTAAAGACTTAGGTGGTCGGGCTGCGATTGTGCCATTGAAGGGATCGCAAAGAGCAGTTGATAAGATCACTAAGTCTTATGGAAATGATCCAACTCAGATTAAAGATTTGCTTCGCACAACCATTGAGATTAAATCACTTAAGGATGTAGATAGCGCAATTAGCAAACTCAAGGCTGAATATGGTACTCCAGTTAAGCTGAGAAATTTGCTTGATCCTAAAGTCGATTCACTTGGTGGCTCTGGCTATCGAGATGTCAATATGGTAGTAGAGGTCAATGGCTCTTATGCTGAAGTGCAGATCAATCTACCAGCAATGATGGAAGCCAAAGAAAAAGCGCATGGCTACTATGAGGAAGTTCGCATCATATTAGAAGATGCAGCACAAGCTGGTAAACAACTCAATGTCTATGAAGAAGCTAAAGTCAATAATCTCAATGCAAAGATGAAAGCTCTTTACGATGCAGCTTGGGAATCCATCACTAAGGCTTGAAATACTTTAGCATTGCTAGGCAATAAGAATTCGTCTTTCATTGAGAATTCTTTTGGTTCACCATTAATCCAGATAGCTACCATTGGTAGGTCTTTGCCACCATTGACAGATACAGGCAAACCATCTTCTGCGGTTACATAGAAGATTGCTGATGGACTGATTTCGTAGTTACCAATTTTCATATATTGCCCTTTCAATTCATTTTATCATATAACAAAAAGCCCTCGAAAGGGCTTGTAATGTTGAAGAATTTAATAGTTTTTGATTTTTTTCAATTCACCAGCCAATAAACAAGCTACATCAGCGATAAGCATATCTTCTAATTCGCATTCATAAGCATCACGAAGATAGGCAACAGCATCAGGATAATACTTATTTAAAAGCGCAATAATTTCATTCTTTTCCATTTCAATTCCTTTCGTGGTTATCTTGGAACTTCCAAAATCATTTTGCCATCCATGATTTCAAACAAAATCGCTTTGGCTCTGTTCAAACTCTGTCTGGCTCTCTCATTCGCACCCACAGCCAATTCCTCTTGAGCATCACTCATAAGACCAGCAACAACAATACCAGCCCCACCCAACTTGTAGCTGGCTGATGATCTGATCTGCGCTAT